AAAGGTGTGCGACCAATCATCACATACTGTTTCTTTGGTTTCTTTCTATTTTATAAAATAGTCCTTGTAATGGAAGCAATGCGGTCAGGACAGGATATGGCAGCAATATCTGATGTAATATGGGATCCACAATCCCAATCTATCTTTGCAGCAATCATTTCATTTTGGTTTGGCTCACGGGCAGTTGAAAAACTAAAATAACTTGACAATGTGTAAAAAATAAGATAGTATAAGTAGTATACTAATTACACAACTCCATACAAAATAAGAGGTACGTTCTATGACAAACGGTCTAGACATGAGGGATTTTTTGTCCCAAACTAAATTCTATGAAGGTTATTCACGGTATATTGACGACGAAAACAGATATGAAAGTTGGGATGAATCTGTTGACCGTGTAATGGCAATGCACAAAGGTTATTATAAAGATAAGATGTCTACTGCACTTGCAAATGAAATGGCAACTGCTAGTAGTGCATATAAAGAAAAACGTGTTCTAGGCGCACAACGTGCTTTACAGTTTGGTGGTGACCAGCTGCTTAAGCATCAAATGAAAATGTATAACTGCACCTCTTCATATGTAGATCGTGCATCTTTCTTTGGTGAATATTTCTATATTCTTTTGTGTGGTGCAGGTGCAGGTTTCTCTGTCCAGAACCACCATGTCAATAAACTCCCTGCTATCCAAGAACGTAAGAAGCAAGCAAAAGGTTATATTGTAGAAGATAGTATTGAAGGTTGGGCTTCTGCTCTGGATGTTCTGATGTCATCTTACTTTGTTGGTGGTGGTAACTATCCTGAGTTTGAAGGTCGTAGAGTATTCTTTGATATGACTAACATTCGTCCCAAGGGTGCAAAGATTTCTGGTGGATTTAAAGCACCGGGTCCAGATGGTCTGCGTCAGGCACTTGACCGTATTGAATACCTTATCCAAGGTGTTGTAATGGGTTCTAAAGAACCTGTGCAGTTACGTCCTATTCATGTCTATGATATTGCTATGCACTGTGCTGATGCTGTTCTGTCAGGTGGTGTGCGTCGGTCTGCTACTATCTGTCTGTTCTCTCCTGATGATACAGAGATGATGAATGCTAAGACAGGCAACTGGTTTACTGATAATCCACAACGTGCAAGGTCTAATAACTCTGCTGTGATTGTTCGTAAAGAAACTACCAAAGAACAGTTTATGGGTATCATGGACAGCATTAAGCAGTTTGGTGAACCCGGATTTGTATTTGTAGAATCTACTGAGCATACAACTAACCCATGTGTAGAGATTGGCATGTTTCCACAGATTGATGGTCAGTCTGGTTGGCAGGGTTGTAACCTGACAGAGATTAACGGTGGACTGTGTGTAGATGAAGAGTCATTCTACAAGGCATGTGAAGCTGGTGCTATTCTTGGCACACTACAGGCCGGATATACAAACTTTACATACTTGCCTGATACAACAAAAGCAATCTTTGACCGTGAAGCACTTCTTGGTGTGTCTATCACTGGATGGATGAATAATCCTGATATTCTTTTTGATGGTAAGATTCTAGAAAAGGGCGCAGAGATTGTTAAAGAAACTAATAAAAGAGTTGCTGAGTTACTTGGTATTAATGCTGCTGCTCGGACTACTTGTGTTAAGCCTTCTGGCAATGCTTCTGTACTCCTTGGCACTGCAAGCGGAATTCATGCTGAACACTCTGAGCAATACATTAGAAACATTCAACTGAATAAAGACTCTGAAGTTGCACAGTTGATTGCTAAGACTAATCCTAACATGGTAGAAGACTCTGTATGGTCTGCTAATGGAACTGACTTTGTTGTTTCGTTCCCTATTACACCCAAGCAAGGTTCTATTCTGAAAGACAAACTTATTGGAACTGACCACCTTGACTTAGTTGCCAAGGCACAAAAGCATTGGGTAAACACTGGCAAAAATCCAGAACTATGCGCAGACCCTACAGTATCACATAACGTTTCTAATACTATTCTAGTAGAGGATTGGGATGATGTTGCTGAATATGTTTATAGCAATAGGAATAATTTTGCTGGTATTTCTTTCTTGTCTACTTCTGGCGATAAAGATTTCAATCAAGCACCGAACACTGAAGTTCTCGACGCTGAGAAAATGGTTGAAAAGTATGGAGTGGCTGCTGTATTAGCATCTGGTCTAGTTGTAGATGGTCTACAGGCATTTGATGACCTTTGGATGGGTTGTATGACTGCACAGGGATATGGTGAAGATATCTCTGCTGAAAGTTCTAAGAACACACTGAAGAAAGATTGGGTGCGTAGGTTTACAGCATTTGCCGATAAATACCTTGAAGGTGATCTGAAGAAAACTGAGTATTGTTTGAAAGATGCATATCTTGTCCATAAGTGGGAAAAGATCAAAAGGTCTTACACTCAAGTAGAATGGATTTCTGAGTTATCAGAAAAGAAGTTTACTGATGTAGATACACTAGGTGCAGCAGCTTGTGCTGGTGGTGCCTGTGAGATTGACTTTTAGAGTCTTGACTATTCCTATATAATATGTTATTGTCTAAGAAATATAACTAAAAGGATTTTTCTTATGGATATGAATGAATCCAGTCTATCTAGAATTTGGAGACATACTCAAGATCATACTACGGGTGCTATTACTACATTCCGTGATGATAGGTCTAAACAAGAGAACAAGAAGAATAACCGAGAACTTAAAGGTTATTTGAGAAACAAAGGTTATGGTGTAACTTCTGTTGACGGAAACTATATTGAGCAATATGGAACCGTCAATGCTAAAGAAGTTACAGAACCATCATTCTTTGTAGTTGACCTAAAAGACACAGGTAATCTTGAAAAGGATTTGAAAATGCTTGGTGCAAAGTATGACCAAGACTCTGTTCTTATTGTTCCTAAAGGTGGTAAAGGAGCTTATCTAATCGGAACTTCTAATAGAGAAGATGCCTTTCCATCTAAGAACAATAAAGAAGTTGTCGGCAATAGTAAGATGGGTAAAGTTGCTGGACAGTTCCTGTCTCGTATTAGAGGTAGAGAGTTTGCCTTTGAAAATGCTATGTCCTATAATGAAAGATGGGCAGATGCTCTTCTTGCATCGAAAGTAGAAGAACGATGAAATATCGTATCATCTGTGATACCTGCGAAGTAGAGAGTGTGGTTCATCTAATTTATGATGAACCACCTAACCACTGCCCTTATTGTGGTTCTGAACTCACTGATGATGAGATTTCAGAATATGATGCAGGATGTCTTTGTGACTAATATAAGTAACCTCAGTTGAAACACACTGGGGTTATTTTTTTATATGTCTGAGAAATATTATGGTTGGTATTATGAATTTGGTGAGTATGATCCTGAACATGCTCCAGAAGGGTTTGTAGGGTTCGTCTACAGGATACAAAACCTAGACACTAACCAGAAGTACATTGGTAAAAAACTGTTCTGGAACCGCAGGAAAACCAAGGTAAAGACCAAGGCTGGTGGAACTAAAACAAAGTATGTTACCAAAGAGTCTGACTGGAAGAGTTACTATGGTTCAAATAAACAACTTCAGGAGCAAGTCCAAGAAGTCGGTGGTGATAAATACTACAGAGAAATCTTAAGGTTCTGTAAAACTAAAGGTGACTGTTCTTACTATGAAGCAAAATATCAGTTTGAATATAATGTGCTACTAAGGGATGATTACTTTAATGAATATATCCAGTGTCGGATTAATGCGAAACATTTGAAAAGAGACGATGATGAATGAGATTAAATTGAATGTTTTTGAGGTTCTGCAAAAAGTAGCAGCAACCAAAAAGAAAGAAGAAAAGATTTCCCTTTTACGGAAGCATGATTCTTTTGCTCTTAAGTCAGTCATTCAAGGCTGCTATAATTCCAATATTAAACTACTGTTGCCAGAGGGTGATCCGCCATATACCGCCTGTGACCCCCATAACTGCCCCTCAAACCTTTTGAGGAAGGCAAGAGACTTTGCTTACTTTGTAGGACAGAAAGGTAAAAACATTCGTCCTATCAAGAGAGAAACTATTTTCATTAATCTTTTAGAAGGTATCCATCCAGAGGATGCTAAGATTGTATTGCAGATGAAAAACAAAAAACCCTTCAAAGGTCTTTCAGCTGCTTTAGTCAAGGAGGTTTACCCTAACTTGATGCCCCCTGACTGATTTGTTATGTAAACATATCAACTAACCGAAGGAATGCATTATATGCTCGTTTCTCAAATCGACCGTTTGAAAAAAGATTATCGTGAACTTGAACATTATGAAAGAAAACTAATTAAACAAGGGAGAGATAAAGTGGTAAGACATATGAAATTGAAACGAGAATATCTGGGTAAATCAATAAAAGATTTAGAGGAACAACTTTATACTTGACAAGTCCTAAATCATAGTCTATAATAAGTTTACTTTAGGGCCCGGGGAATATATACATTCTCTGGGTCTTTTTATTCTTGACATTCGTATCTATATAATGTATTATCCATCTATAAACTAAAGGAGAAGAAATATGTTAGCAAAAGTATTTTGGAGAATCTTTTCTCTTGACACCAGCACTCATAGGAAGTATACTCTTTTATATGATGATTTGTGTGAATAAGCTTATGCGGACATGGCGGAACTAGGTATACGCAACGGCCTTAAAAGCCGTCGGCCATTGGCCTTGTGGGTTCGAGTCCCACTGTCCGCACCAAACTTATTAATGGCCCGTAGTTCAGCGGTTAGAACCCTCCGCTCATAACGGAGCTGTCCTCAGTTCGAATCTGGGCGGGCCAACCAAATTTAAATCAAGAAAGAAAATATGTTCGTAACACCCTGTGTATCCTTATGTAAAATAAATGAAGGTAAATGTCAGGGTTGTGGTCGCACTCTAGAAGAGATTGCTAAGTGGCGCAAATATACTGATGAAGAAAGACTTGACATCATGCGTAGATTAGGGTATGGTAATAAACGTAATAGAAAACGGAATACACCATGAATATCTTTTACCTTGATCCAAACCCTATCACAGCAGCACAGATGCACTGTGACCAGCATGTTCACAAGATGCTGCTAGAGACTGCACAAATGCTTTCTACTGCGCATCGTATGTTAGATGGTGAGAAGACACGCCGTCCATCTATCTCTGGTAAACGTATGGTAGACTACTATGTTCATCCTGACCCTGTTCTAGAGCATACACTCTACAAGGCAGTTCACTTCAAGCATCCATCTAATATCTGGATTCGTCAGTCTGTAGAGCAATATGGCTGGGCAAAAGATTTGATGAATGCTCTTGCTGATGAGTATGAGTATCGCTATGGTAAGCAGCATGGCACAGCAGTTAATGTTCTACCTTACCTACAACTACCACCTAAGTCTATGAAAATGACTGGTGGATGGACTCCACCCCCTCAGTGTATGGACGATTATCTCAAACGTTCTGTTCCACAGACTATGCTTGCCTACCGTGACTTTTATATCACAGAAAAATCTAAGTTTGCAAAGTGGACAAAAACTCGTAAAAGTCCAAATTGGTACTTGACAACTCCGTCCAAAGATACTATATTAAGTATGTAAGACAGAGAAAGAGAGAAAACAAATGATCAACATCGGTATGGAAGTCTGGTATGTAAACACAAAGCCAGTAGGTGTTACTGGCGTAATCACTGATGTATTTACCTACCCCGGTGATGTTGACACTACTGTTGTTGTCCAGTATGATGATGGTGATGAAATTGCCTACACCAAAAACGCTATCGTGCAGAAGATGAAAAGCAAGCGCATGGCTGTTGTATATGGTGGTAGCGCAATGTCCACTATCCTGTAAATGTCCACTATCCTGTAAGGAGACTTGTTATGATTGAACAGATTCAAAGTTACATCGCCGCCTGTGAAGCAAACCTTGCTGAGTATCAGCAGATTGAAGACCCTGTTGAGCGTGACCGTGCTGTTGCTGCCTGTGAAGGTATGATTGCAGACTTTTTAGATATTCTTGAGACTAAGCCTTTGGCTGATGGAGTTTACTAATGACTGAGTTTTGGGTAATGAACATGACTGACATGAAACTTGTCAGTAAAGAAACCTGTCCCGGTAACGCTGCTGAACTGAAAATGGTTCTTGAAGAAATGAACCCTGACATTAAGTTCAGTATTAAAGAGGTTGTGGAGGTAGACTAATGAAAAAGAAGTCTTTTGTAATTCGTGATGCAGTCAGTAACGGTATTCGTTTTGGTTTGTTTGAGCCAATCACTTCTGAGCGTCAAGCCAAGAAGTTTATGCGTGACTTTGAAAAGCGCATGAAGGCATGCGGCATTGAAGTGCAATGTGTGATTAAAGAGGTTGAAGATGCGTGAAACAATTAATCTAAAAGGCATTACCAAAAAAGGTAAGCAACGTATTCGAGAGCATGGTGCCGTATGGGAAGTTCTTGAGAAACGTCCCGGAACTTTTGAAGGACTGCTGTTAGGTTCTCCTAAAACTGGTGATATCCGTTGGTTGACCAAAGACTTCTTTGTTGAAAAGGATTGAAAATGTTTAAAGTTACTGAATCTGTGGATTATCTTGACCCTAATCCTGATGTAGCATTTTTTGATACTCGTTGGGAAGCTGATGAGTATCTTTCAGAACGTATACATAATCGGGTTGAGTTTGAGGTGCAGCATTCACCTTATATGGTAAGTGAAAAGAACTATAATGATTTGGTTCAATATGAATCAACATTTTTTAACGTTACAGAAGTAGATGAATACGCTGTAGATATTGATGGAGCAACTGACTAATGAAAAGTAATATTGCCGATAAGGTAATTCTAACTGACTGTGACGGTGTTCTGCTGGACTGGCTCTTTGGTTTCAAAGAGTTTATGGCAGAACGTGGTTATACTGAACAAGACGATACCGGATATGCTATCTGGAAACGTTATGGTTTTATTAATAAAGAAGCAGGTGAAGGTCTGGTCCGTGAGTTTAATAACTCTGCTGCTATGGCATATCTCACCCCGCATTTAGATGCAGTAAAATATGTTCGTAAACTTCACGAAGAATGTGGTTATGTTCTGCGTGTTATTACTTCTATGTCCTTGAACAAGTATGCCTACAAAGCACGTCTACAGAACCTTCATGCTCTGTTTGGTGAAAGTGTTATTGATGAACTTGTCTGTCTTGATACTGGTGCAGATAAAGATGATGCACTTGAGCAATACCGTGGCACAGGTTGTGTTTGGGTAGAAGATAAGTATAAAAATGCTGTGTTGGGCAAAGAACTTGGTCTTGATTCATTCATGATTGATTTGCCTCATAATCGGCAGTTCGACTTTGACCAGCGTGTTCAAGGCTGGGAAGATATCTATCACACTCTTGTAGGAATTTAAATAAAATGAAAGCAGTTATTATTGGTGGAGTGTCAATGCTGGCACTCTCAGGTTGTGCAGTAAATACATACCCAAAACTTAATCAATGTGCAGATGTAGTTTACTATGCACCAGAAGTTCCAGCCTATGCTACTCTCGGTGCTATTGTCGGTAGTGTTGGTTTAGCAGTATTGTCTGATGGTGATGTTGCAATGTCTATGATCGGTGCTGGTGTCGGCGCAGCAGTTGGTTCTGGTGCAGCTGGTGGTCTACATACACATCAGGTGTGTCCTACTTCTATGACAGAGGTTGTAGTTCCGGGACCAATCTACACCGAATCGGAATATGAACATGTCTATGAAAAGTAATATTCTTGTAGGTTTGGTTGGGGCAGTTCTTGCCCTGACTATTCCTGTCAAAGCAGCAGCAAATGATACTGTCTATGCAACTATTACATCTGTTACACCTAACTATATTGAACTGGTAACTCCTGTTCGTAAAAACATTTGTAGTTTTGTAGATGTTCCTATCTATGAAACAGTACAAGGTCAAGGTGCTACAGGACTAGAAGTTCTGGG